AATAATAGCACCAACACCAGCTCCAATAGCTGTACCAACACCAGGAACAAAACTACCTATACCAGCTCCAATAATTGCACCACTTGTTACACCCCCTACTGTATCCACAACATCATCCGTTCCAGTTGCTTGACTTTGAGCTTCAAGCGCTTCTTCTGCTATTCTTCTTTGTTCATCTGTTGTGGCACTACTAACTAAATCTTGAGCTTCTCCTTCAGCTATAAATCCTGAAAATAATGCACTTTCAGTAAGACCTGCTAGAGCATTAGCGAATTTATCTAAAATTCCACCATCAACTAATCTAACAAAAACATCTTTAGCTTGTTGTAATGCTTTATTAAATTTCTGAGTAGCATCTTCTTCTTGTTTTCTTAAGTAAATTTGGTCACCTAAAATTTCTCGTAATTGAGCTTCGGATTTACCAGCTGCTTCGGCTGCTACTCTGATTTCTTGTAGAGAAGCTGTTTGAATATCGAAATTTTTATCATCAATATTAAGACCAGCTGCTTTTAACTTATTAACAGTTTCTAGATTTTTCTTTTTTAGAGCATCCATCTTAGCTTGCTTATCAAACATATCAGCAAGTTGATTAACTTCCATTCCAACAGCTTCAGCTAAAGCTTGTCTTTGGATAATATTCATTTTTAAGAAATCTTTCTGAGACCCAACTTGTTTATTAATTTGTTTCATTAGGGTTTCAGTATCACCCATTAAAGCTGCTTCTCTTGCTTTTTCTAAATTAAGATTTCTACCTAAAAGCAATTCTGCTTTCATTTCATTTTCTATAGAAGATTGGAAATCTAATAAATTACTAGATATACCTTCCATATCAGATAATTCTAAACCAAGTAATTTACTTTGATATACTGCTTTAGCTACTTCTGAAACACTACCCCCAAAATTAGCTTTTAAATTACCACCAATATTAGCTGCTTTATCTAATAATTTTGCAAAATCTGGGACTATACCATTTGCTGATGCTAAAGAACCAACTGCTCCAAAAAGTTCTCTATTTATTTGTTCTAATGGTTTGCCTGTTTTAGTAGCTTCAAAAAATAGTTCTTTAGAAGCTTTAGCACTAAAACCAAAGTTTTCAGTCATTTTAGCTACTTCACCTACATTCATAGCTGTTTCTCTACCAAAATCTTCAGTTAAATTTAATTGTAGTCCTAATTCATTATTTATAGAAGCTAATGCTTTTTCAAAAGAAGCTAATGTTATACTAACACCGTCTGCAGCTACTGACATTTCATTGAATTGACCTACAGCTGCTGGGAGAGATGTTTTATATAATTCTCTAGCTGCCTCTCTAGATATAAGCATATTTCTACTCATATCAGCTGTAGCCTTAGATCCAGCTACCATAGCTTTAAAGAAGAATTTAATTACATCAATAGCTGCTATTATTAATGATATAGGACCTAATGCTTTTTTAATTATAGGACCAAGTGCTTTAAATCCTGCATTAAGAGGACTTAATGTAGCTTTAGTTGGAAGTTTACCTACTTTAACTTGTTTTGCTGATACTCCTGCTTTATCTAAAGCATCTTTCATATTCATCCCTCCTTTTCGGAGGTCTTTATACATATCAATTCCAAAGTTAGTTTGTTGGTTACTTGCAGCTTGGGCTTTAGTTATTGCTTTTGTACTACCATGTAAATCAACATTTTCTTGGGCTTGTGCTCTTGCTGCTTCTGCTGCTTCATTAAAAGGACTAGCAAACTTTTTTAATCCAGGAATAGCGTTTGCTATATCAGCTAAACCTGAAAATGATTGTTTACCAAATGATCCAGCTATTTTTTCTGAGTCTTCAGCTACTTTTTTTAATTCTGCTTTTAATTTTTTAGCTTCTACTTGCTGTTCAGCAATAGAAATAGCTATATCGGAATTTAATACTGCACCACTTCTTGCAAATTTTTCACGTTGCTGTTCTAATACAAGTAAACTTTTATCTAAAGCTTCTTGTTGTTTAGTTAAATTAAGATTAGTTTTAGTAGTACCTAATTCTTGTTTACTAATAGAATAAGCTTCAGTGGCTATTTTATTTATACCCTTAGTTATCTCTCTTAAAAGTCTTCTTTCTTCGTTTTGGAATTTTAGTTGAGCCGTTTGGTCTCTAATAACATTAGAAATATCTTGTTGATCTGATAGTGTTTGACTACTAATCCCCCTTCTATCTCTCAATAACTCAAGAATATCTTGTTCTAAAGATCTTTCATTAGCTATTTCTTTATTAAGTTCTTTTTGGTTTCTTATGTCTCTTTGGTTAGCAGCCATTAAGTAATAATTTTATTATAAATATCAAAAGCACCTATTTTTTAGATGCTTTCGTAATATAACTAGGTGGAGAAATAGTTCTTTTATCCGGTAATTTTGATTTATCAGGATTAACCATATCAATTTTATTTCCCTTTTTTGGTTTAGCTGCTTCTCGTTCTTTATCAAACCATTCTTTCATTTTTTGAAAAGTTACTTTACGCAACCAAATAGGCATACTATATACTGTGTGCCAATCATAGCCACCTCTACCATGAAAAACTATTTCATGTATTTCATGAAATAAATTCACCCGATACTTGAGCATGCCTTCTAAAGATCGGGCCAGAAAAAATTTACTGTAATTGGGATTTGTATTTCTTTCCCATCATCTGTAACATATGTTAAATCAACGTCTGGGTTTGTTGATAGTACATGGTTTCTAAATGCTCTAGAGTCACGAGCTAATAAAAAATTATCAACATAATTACGAATTTCATTTTTATTAGTATCTCCATTTACTGATACTATTTGATGTTTTAATTTTGTTGTAATTTCAGGAGCTGCTCCTTTACTTAATTTAGATATTCCTTTAACTTCTTTATCAACTGCTGCAATTTCTTTTTCTGTTAAATATTTAAATTCTACTTTAGTACCATTTGTAGGCATCTCAAATGTGCTATATCCTTCATCTGTTAATTCTACATCAAAAGGTTTATTATCAATTTTTGATAAATCTATTTCAATTTCTTTTCCATCATATATAAATTTATAGTCAGATCCATATCCTAATACTCTTGCTGCTACAAAAATAGCATTTTTATCACCAGTATGTGCATCTTGTATATCAAATTTATTCATAGTAAGAGATTCTAATAATTTATCTAAAACTATTCCTTTTTCAATATAATTTTGGTTAGTTAAAATATCTTCTTCTCTAGCAGTCATATATTTCATTTCTACTTTTCCACTACGAAGAGGATGATCCTTAGGATATATTAATCCTTTTGAAGGTAGTTCTACAATTTCTGTTGGGAGTTTTAATTTTGATTCACTCATATCTTTTATTTAGTTATAACTTTATGTTGTGTATACATATTAAACATAAAAAAAAGCTTGACCGAAGCCAAGCTATTCTTTAAAATGTTTAATTTCTTTATTAGAAATTTAATACGCAGTAATCCATTCCTATTGTTAGATCAATGTTTTGAGCTGTACCATCATCATCCCAATTCATATCAGCAAACGAAGCATCTTTAATAAATGCTCCTTTAAAGATCCATTCTGAAACTACGTCTCCTACTGGACCTAATACATCAACAGTTAAGTCTTTTTTATAGAAATCAGAGTAGCCATCTCTACCTGTTACTGATTCGTGGTGTAATCTTGTCCACTCCATTACAGCTTGAGCACCTGATGGTGTGATTGGATCGAATAATTGCATTGTTATATCATTCCATCTCAATTTACCTTTTACTTTTCTATAAGTATTAATATGATTTAATACGATTTCGTCTTGTGCAAACCCTATACCACTAATTCCCTTAATGATGTAAGCTGGGATTCCATCTACGTACATAATAAATCTATTAGCAACTTTTGGTTCAAAGGCTGTGAAAAATATTTCGTTTGGGTTTAATACTGCCATTTTATTATTGTTTTATTTTTGTTTTATTATAAATATTATATCTTTTATTCTTTATGACGGGAATGTTGCTCCTGTTGGTAAAATATTAAAGTCTAGGTATATAAATTCAGCTGTTCTAGTTGGCTGTAAAAATATTGCACCTACCATTTGATTTCTATCAACTACGTCTGGTCCATTGTTAGCTGCATCCATTTGTACTTTAAAGGCAAATAAACCTTGTCTTTGTTGTACTGATTCTAGGTATGGATTTACTTGTCCTAGGAAATTATTTCTTGTAGCTGCTGTATTTTGTTCAAATACTAAATTATCTGCAATTTGTGAAATAAATGACTTGAGTTCAATTAATAATCTTCTAACATTTACTCTATCTAAAGCTGATGCTGATGCTTGTAAAGTTTTCTGTCCAAATACTACAACTCCTCTTCCTGGGAATGTTGCTATTGGATTTACTTTACCAGTATATAGATCATCTCTATTAGTTTGAGTTAATTTTCTTTCTGCTTGTACTACTGTACTTAAACCACCTCTATTAATTCCAGCAGGTGCGAACCAAGCTTCAGCTGACTTGTCATTAAACGCGTACACACCAGGAATCATCGATGATGGACATACCCACACTAATTGTCTTGTGTCTGGGTCTGTTACTTGTACCCAAGGCCAATAACTTGCTACATATGAGTTATCAACTGCTGCTGCTGTTCCTACAGCTGCTGTTATTGTTGAACCATAATTTTCTAAATCCATAATTGCGATTGCATCTCCTCTTTCTTGAGTATTTGAAATCAGTGTATTTAATGGAGTAGCATGATCAGAATTTGTATAAAGTAATCCTGGAGCTGATATAATGTTATATCTATAATCATCTCTATTAGCTAATAAATTGAAAGCTGTTTGATATTTACCTGCTCCTAATCCCATTTCTGTAGATGTAAGACCTTGTGTATCTGTATTATTAACATCTTGGTAATAATTAATACCTGCTCTTCCACCAACTAAATCACCTTCACCACTTTGGAATGATCCACTTTGTGCACGTGGTATTGAAGCTGTAAATTGAGATTTTGCACTTCCATTATTATCAAAATAATCTGGAGTTTTTAAATCTACTGATTTTACTCTTACATATCTTGAAGCATTTGCAAACGATCCAGTTACTTGACAATATGGATCATTTGAAGTAGCATCTCTTAATGTTTTTGTTTGATCACCAACAATTCTAGCTATGTAGTTAGATTGTTTTGGATCTAATGATACATTAGGGAATATTTCTAATATTGATTTAGCTTTTGCTGTATCATTACCTTGTCTAATTATTAAGCTAAATACACCTGAACTTGTATTTGGTGCTTGAATTTCCCATCTAATATTATTTTCAGATCCACTATCTAATGTTCCATTTGAACCTGTTGGACCTACACTATTCATTATAGCACCATCTGTTAGTGTTTCTAATGTAAAGGCATTTGAATCAATTATATCAGCATCTACTAATGTTATTTCCATATCTGCAGTTGGAGTACCAATACTTGCTGCTGCAACTGTTATTACATCACCTACTGAGTATCCTGATCCTTGAGCATTTACTGTAATTGTAGTTGGTTCAACTAAGAAATCATCTGCTACTAATGTTATTATTACATCTACAGATCCACCAATTACAGATTTAGATATTTTTAATTGATCTCCAACTTGATACCCTGATCCCGCTGTTGTTATTGTAATACCATTTACTGCTTGACCTGCACTTGTGGTAACTGTTGCAACTGCTCCTGTTCCACTTCCTTCAGTTAATGAAGTAAGGGCAAATGTTGAACTAGCAGTAGCATCTGTAGTATTTGTTGTAATTGAAGCTACTAATGCATCTGCAGTTGTTACTAGTTTACCGTTATTAATTGTTGTTGTTACATCTAAAGTTAAACCAGATCCTCCTACTGGAGATACTGATGTAGCGACTCCTGTTTCTGCTACTGCAGATCCTCCTGTACCACCTGAAGTTAATGATCCTAGTAAATTACCTCCTGCTTCTAGAATACCACTTTCTACTTCACTAAATACTGTTGTAGATACTGCTGGAGCCCATGATCCTGAAGCTACTCTATTAACTATTAATGATGTACCACCATTATTAAAGTAATTAAATGCTGATATGGAAGTAAAGAATGAATATTCGTCTGAACCACTTTGAAAAGTACTTCCGAAGTTTGCTAAGTATTCTGAATAACTCGTAACTAATTTTGGGACACCTACTTTACCTAATACTGTAGGACCAACTATAGCCGCACCGGCTTGTACTGGTTGCGAAGTTATTTGAGATTGATCATTTTCTCTTGCTAATACTCCTGGGGAAATTAATGTTTCTGCCATTTTATGTTATTTTTATGATAAATATACTAAATTTTTTCAAAAGTC